GTAAGCCAAGTACCTCAAGTGCCTTGTCGATGTTTATCATGTGTTTGGTTTTACGTTACTCAATAACTGGTCAAGCTCAAGCACCAACTCAGCCTCGTAATTCTTAACGCCACTCATCGACACGCCCACTTCGTTGAAGAATCCTTCAATGCTATAGCCACGCACCTTGCCTTCTTTGACATCTTCCCACACATGGTCTTCGTCCACCTTAGTTCCGATAAACCATGTACCATCGGGCAACTCAGGCAATCCAAGTTGTATCGACTTGTCCATCTTACCCTCTTTTACCCATGACTCAACCACGGTCACACCGGTTACAGGTATCTCGTGTTGCAAGTTGGTTGTGTGTTGCAGATTCTTTTTAAAGAACTGATGTGCGATTGCGCTAACTGTTGCCTTTTCAAAGTAGACATAGTAAGGTTCGCCCTTCTCATCATAGCGCAGTATCTCTTTGTCGGGTATGAGTGCTGGACCATATAGCATCCTACGTTCCTCATCCACTTTCGCGAGCTGCATCTTGCTCAGTGCAATCCAGTTCTCTTCGATTGCAGGGCTATCTACTAAGCCCATTGCCGTAATGCCTAAACGGCCTTCTTCATCTATCACACACTTAACTACTTTTCTCTTTTCCATGTTACAAATTTAGTTTTAATTATCCGATTCTTGATAGGTCTTCCACTTTAGTGCGCACTTCTTGTTGGCTTGCCACATCACCTGCTAATACATAGGCACGGGGCGTTAGCTGCTCTGGTCTATCTTGTAGGAATGATGACGCGAGTGGGTTAAACTGCGCAGGTTGTGAGCCTGTGCCGCCACCGCCACCTGTCGATGGAACACTTGATGAACTATCGTTACCACCTGTTGCACCACCACCAAACTGCGAGTTTTTAATCTTGATGATTTGAGCCAAACCTAATGCACCTGCGACTGCTGCTTCTACAAACTGCGCACCTGTTGCAAGTTTTACAGGATTACCACCTGCGGTCAATGCACCCGTAACAGCCGATGCTGTTTGTACAGTTGCCGCTCCTATTGCAAGTGCTTTGTCGGTTCTGAATTTCTTTTTTGCATCGCGCTCTCCATTCTTTGTTGATGCATCACTAAACGCTTGTAAAACAGTAATAGCATTTTGAGCAAGTTCAAGTCCTTTAGCAAAACTTTGCTGTCGAGTTTGAATCTTTTTAGCCTCTGCTTCTTGTGCGCTTTGCACTTCTGCATCATTTGCCGCCTTTGTTGTGTCAACTTGAGCCTGTGCGTATTTAGCATTGATTTCGGTAATCGACTTATCGCGGTCTTCAGCAACTAACTTTTGCAGATTAGCATCCGTGCCGGCAATGATTAATCTTTCTTCTGCAAGTTTAACAGCCGCTTGAATTTCTTTTTGTTGTGCGGTAAGTGTTAAGTCTTGCAACAATGCAAATTGTGCTTCTTCTTGAGCAATCCTATCCTCATTCGCTTTCTTTCTTGCTTCATTCAATGCGTCAATGCGTGCAAGTTCATCAGCTAATTCTTTATCGCGTATGGCTTTGATTTCTGCTGCTGCCTTTTCTTCTTGCGACTTAGCATCATTTGCTGCCTTTTCGCGTGCTGCCTTTTCACTTGCATTTTGTGAATTGATTATGCCAGCTCGTTGCTCGTTTAATTGATTCAACGACTTCTCCGCATCCTTCACTATTTGTTCCTGATTCTTGCGTTCAGCAGCAGGGTCGAATACCTGCTTTACAATAAAGTTGTTTACATCTTCAAATACACCTGACACATTAATCTTTTCAATGCCCAGTCCTAACTTGTTCAGGATATCTATTGATCCATTTACAAAGCCTTCAAAAAACTCAGCAAGTTTGCGCTGTGGAAAGGTTACAAAGTCAAGAAAGGTCTTGAGATATTCCGCATTGCGCTCGGCTGCTCTTATTTGCCCCTCTGCCTGGATGCGTGTGGTTTCAACTACTGCTTGTTGTTCAAGTATGGCTGTATCCAATGCCTGCAACTTGAGCGCAGTAATTTCCTTTTCGGTTTTGCCCTGTAGTTTTAATTGCTGTTCCTGTGATGAAATTAAGTCCACTTGTTCTTTGGCAAGTGCAGCACGTTCCTTTTGCACATCCAGTGCTTGCGTTTCCGCATCCGTTACACCATCGATAAGCGACAACAGTTCATCTGCATACACGATAGCCGCTGCAATGGCTGCACCAATTAAGAAAATGGGGTTAGTCAACAATGCCTTACCAACTGAGGCAAGCGCACTACCTATGCCTTGTATACCTTTGGTGATATCACCCGGCTTTATCTGCGTAATGTTTTGAGCAAGTAGCTTTGCACCTTCTGCCGCACCTTCAAAGTCAAGGTTTGCAATACGCGATGTGACAAGTCCAAGTGAACCGCTCACCCTTTCAAATGCACCACCTGCCTGAGTGCCTACTGCTTCGGCTGCATCACCAATCCTATCTTTTAGTTCCCCTGCCGCCTGTGATAACTCACGATACTTCGCGCTGTCGGGTTCGGTATTGGCTAACTGCGCCTGAAGGTCACGCAGCTGCGCCTTCAATGACTTGCTCGATACAACAACCTCTTCTTGTGCAACGGCTACATTGTCAAATGCCTGCGCACCTTTATTAATTGCAGCGTCAGTTGCATTAATTGTAGTGTTTAATTCTTTGAGGTTCTGTTCACTCTCACTGGTGTCGATTACGAAACTCCGAACAATTGGTTCAGCCATTAGTAGATTAGTTTAGATAGTAAATAAATCAGTCCGAAAAACAAGAAGGTGCGCCAAACATATAGCGTTGCATACCATAGCACACGTTGCCACTTACGCAGCGAATGGTTGTGTTGTGGATTTGCTTTGATGCCTAACTGAAGATAGCGCATTGTGTTTTTAATTGAGTCCATTATGCTGTTTTGTTTTGTTGGTATTGCAATGATGTGTTGATGATGAAAGCATCAGGATAAGTGCCGCCTGTGAAAGTGACATTTATGCGATGCTCATCGGGATTCGTTGCTGTGTCTATTCCAAATGTGAACACGTTTGCACCTATTGCACCTATCGTGCTTATGGTTGTGATAGCACTCGCACTTGCAACACCGCCTACCTTCTCCAGTGTAAAGTGTAGAAGCCTTGTTATGCTCGCCCCTGTTGCGTCTTTGATGGTCACGTTAAGCAGACAGCTCCATAACGTATCATCGGGCATGTCTATGTATTCACCTGTGATGCCTTCAATGAAAAGATTCTCCACCTGCCCTGATGTCGTAATGGTTGGATAGCGATGCAAAGCAAATTGCCCAAACTGCGCCCATCCGTCTTCAGTTGTTGCAGGGTTGCCCGCTCTGTAGCCCCCGCCCACGTGCATGCCGGGAAGATTTGTCGTAACATTTTTACCTAATAAATTGCTACCATTGACATTCTTTGTCAACTCCAAACGCTCACCAACGGCTAATGTGTTTTGGTTGCCGTTCTCAATCACAACATTGTCACCTGAAATAACCGAATTGATGATAGCAGCATTGCGTGTCTGCGCCTTGTTTTGGCGTGGTGCAGGATTGGTCGAACTGCCTGATGTGGGTGAGTTAGGTCTATCACCCGTTGGCACAAACGCCCAACACACAGCATTAGCTTCATCCCATGTGTAGCCATAACGAGTGCAACAGTCTTGTGATGGATCAACAGGCTCATCATTGGCATCAACAAAGTTCACCTCGCCATTTGTTGAGATGGTTGAAGGTATAGCGGAGCAGTCCTCGGTATCTTCCAAGAACTTTAGCAGCTTAACCTTTGTGCTTTCCAAATCGCCCACCTTGTAATCGCTTACCTCAATGATGCGCCAATAGCTATCTTGAATCCAAATCTTGTCGCTGAATTGAAACGTGAGTATGTCTTTGAGCGATAATGCAAATGATGCTTCCATCATGCGTGCTTCAGGTGAATAAAGCGCATTCATGTACGTGCGCCAATGCAAATTGAATAGGTTGTTATACGGATTCGCCTCAATCGGATGTGGTGGTACTTCAGGTGCCCAGTTCAAGTCATAGTCGTAAATCGATGGATATACTGCGCTGTAATTATTTAGCACAGCCACGTTGGTATTGACAACCGTTGTTGTGCTATCATCATACAATTGCACATCCACTGGTGCTGCCTCGTACAAACAACGAGGACCAGGGGCAACGAACTGCACTGAATCATTTAAGAACATTGGCATTACATAGCCATTGCCATTCACAACTCCCGATGGCGTGCTGCGTGTAACAAGTGTAATCTTTTGGTCACCTATAGCGAAGTCACTTGGTGCTGTGTCGGGATTGATGGTGTAACCGACCGCCTCGTAATCACCATACACACGCTCAACATTCCTATATACTTTGCTCAAAAAGTCTTCACCTGCCGTGTACGTAAATTGAAACTTTCCCTTTTGCAAATCCGTTGTGCTGCCTATGGTGACATCCTTTGAAATGTCAAGCTTGCTTGTCCAGTCCAAGACATTGCCGCTGCCCAAGTAGCTATTCTGCGGCACGATGTATATTTTATTTGGTACTGCCCTATCCGACACAATCGCGCAGTTGTGCATCTTAATGACATCCGTCACGAAGTCTATTTGCTTCATATCGGGTGCGTTTGCGCTGTATGTAATAGACTGGCTATAGTTCAAATTGGCAACTTGCAAACCAACCGTGCTTCCTGCATCAAATGCAGCAGTTCCTACACCTTGCTTAAAACAAAACCATGTTAGCGTATCACCTGCCTCAAGTAGTTGCGAATCATTAAATACCCATTGGCTTGTACCTGTAAAAAATTGCACATCGATTATTGGGTAGCTGTTCACCACATTCTTAATCGCTTGTACAAATATCCTTGCGCTTGCACCGGTGATGACCACTTGTAGGTTAAAGTTGAAAAAGTACCTACCACTTACAGGTGCGGTGAAGGTGTACGTTGCAGGGTTATAGTCACCGTTGTTATCGAATAACTCGTTATCAAATGGTATCGTGTTAAAGGCAACAGGTGTTGATGCACTTAATGCAGCACGAAAAGCAAAGCCACCATTGGTATCACTACCTTGCAAGAATCGCGAGTTGCACCACGGCATCCAGTATTGGCTTAGTATGCTTTGCAGTGTACCGCCCACCAATTCAAAACCTGCTTCTTTGATAATGTTGTTGAACAGGTATTCCCAACAAAGTGCAGGCGTTAGGTCGGCAGCAAACACGGGCGTATTCGGGTCTTGTAATGTTCGCGTATTGGTTTCACCATTTTCACTCCATCTTTGACCGCGATCTAAAATCGTCCATATACGCTCCGCACTTGGATTGGTTACGTTATCATAGCCAACCGTTTCATTCAACGCAGTAAGCGCATCTAAATCACTCAGCTTTTTCTCACCAATGTTCCGCACAAGGTCGGGCGTTTCAGCATAAAAGGCTAACTCAACTTCATTGATGCGGTTCTGCTGCTTGTAAATCTTGCGCACACGAACGTATCCTGTCGCGATGGGTAGCGTGTCAACACGAATTTCAGCAGGTAACTTATAATGGAAAAAATTTGATGCACCTGCATCTACGTTAACATCAAACAATGCACCCAGGGCAAGTTGATTAGTTGCGCTATAAGGCACTCTAAACTCGCGAGTGAATGAACCTTGCGCAGTGAAGCTGTTAAGGTCTTGAAACTTCCAGTTCTGCGATATGCTTTCGTTTTCAAAGAGGTCTAAGTAATATTCACCACCTACACCCAACATGAAATAACCACCTGCGGCAGCGGAATAGTCATCTGCCCATGTGCCTGCAAAGTTCAAACGTGTTTGACCAACTACAGGTGAATCGAGAGCAGGTGGTGAGTTGAGTGTTTTTACAACGCTATCACCAACCGCATTCATAATCGTAAGGCTATCACCCGTAGTTAGTGCTGCAACTTCGGGTCTGCTTGTCACAATCAAACGCGATAACGCACCAATGCCGACAAATGCAGGGTCATTGCTTATGCTATCGATTTGCTCAAGACTGCCCGTGTTAACTATAAGTTGTACTTCTCCGTTCATGTTATGTCCAGTATGGGTTTGATAGGCGCACTCTCAAAGTTACGTTGTACTGCTTGCCGTCACGATTCTTCTTTTCGACAAAGCTTGTGTCTTCTATGTTCACAGGTACTTCAACAGGCGTACCTGCGTCTTCAGTTAACCACGTGACTTGATTGCTTACGAGCAACGATCGCAGTAGTTGAAACTCGCCCTCGGTAATGTAGTCGGATGTAATGGTTAGCACTTGTTGCGCTAAGTTTTGGCGTTGCAGTAATGACCTGTCGTTTGTGCTGAATATGGTTGGGCTGCCATTGAACAACACCTTGCGGTATTGCTTGCGCTCAATCTCGTTTGTTGTTTCGGACTTCTTAGTGAAGTTGAAATAATCCCAACCACCTCGCGAGTTTACCCAACCAAGCCTGATGTTATCCCAATTGCAGTCGCTCTGCCCGTAGTCGTGTGCGTTGTAGAAGATGTATGTTTCACTCACACTACCATTTGCAGCGTTAAGTATGCCAACAGTGTAACATCGCCAATTTGGGAAGAGCGAAGGCTTCACCGTTAGTCCTGTCCAGTCGTTAAGGTTGGCAGGGTACACAGGCAGGTTCTCAATATTGTAACCATTCAGCGCAATGGTTTGGCTCGTTGGCACACCTGCACTTGAAAAGATTGTAATACGGAATTGAGTTGCTACGTTGTTGCTTAGATAGGTATCGTTGCCGGGTATCGACAACACACCATAGTCCTTCTCAAGCACAGGTATCCAAATGCTATTGGTAGCGTCACCAAAGCTCCACGTTTGGCTAAGATAAAAAGGCGAAGTGTTGTTGTTGCGGTCGCTCATCATATACGATGATGTACTTGTGAGTGATTGTTTTACCTTTTGGCTACCTGTTTCAACGTTTGGTTTGTAGCCATCTATTACTTGGAAATAGCCGTTTATTGCTAAAGCTTCATCTCCGCTTACTTCGCTACCTGCATTGAGTGTAAACACACCATCTACTATCCACCATTCAGTAAGCGTAAAGTTCAAAAAGGTTTCGCTTAAATCCTTTACGGTGTCATCGGTGGCAAAGTGAAAGTTCTGCGGCTCATCATTGCGCATCGTGTCAAGAAGCGGCTGCATGTCAAAGTATAGCCTATCATCAGGAGCAGCGTTTAAATAGAAGTTGTACAATACACCATCTATGTCAACCTCTACGCCGTACTTAAAACCAACCTGTGCTATTTGGTCACTCGTTGCAACTATCATTAACTTCTGCCCTCGCAACGCCCATGTGTACGGCTGGTCTTCTATTGTTATTGCCATTATCTTTTGTTTAGTAGTAATCGTGTTTCAATTCCTTTTACATAGCCTTCCATCAACTTATCCTTGTATTCATCCCAAGTGTCATTGATTGCTTCTTGGTAGTAGTTGATTCCTTCAATGCCTCGCTCACCTATGTTGATTGCGATGCGTAATGCTGCTGCTCTTATAGTGTCATCAGTTGACTTAATAAATTGCCCCTGGTTATTGCGCAGCTTCAATGGCTTCAATTTTATCCAGTCCTCAATAGCCTTAACAGGTGGGCGTTTGTTAGGTTGCCCCGGGTAAGGTCTGCGCCCATATTCAATCACATCCGCATACTTGCCTGCTTGGTCATTAGACACGGTGAAGTCAAGCGTTGGCTTGTTGTATCTAAACTTGAGATTGTAGTAGAGCGACTTTGACAACGTGCCTGAAGCAAAACGATTGACCATCTTACCACGCACCCTTCGTTTGATGCGCAGGTTAGATTGCGCACGTTCTATGACTGCGACTGCGTACTCGTTTAGTATGTCTTCAAACGCATCTGCCATTACGCAAGCGTGATGTTTAAGTGTGATGCAGCTAAGATGTATGCCTCTTCGTTTGAATCACCACTACTGCCCCAATCAATGTACTCTTGATCAATAAAAAATATTTGACCCTCATAAATAATTGCGCCCATGTCATCATGCAGTTTATAGACTAACGCAGCCTGTGTAGATAGGTCATCGTAGCTAATGTAAAGTGACAAGGCAACGGCTGTCTTAGTATCGCCATCGCTCCAAATGTCTAATGGTAGTATTGCTTTCATGTTTTTATATTTCTTCAAATTCAATGTAAGAGCCTGCCTTGCAGGTTACGCTTGTGATTGTTAATTCATTTGCAAAACGTGCGCTCAATGTTCCGTTTGCGGATGGTACAACAATACCCTCAATGATTGCACAGTTGTTTGTGGTGAAGTTTGAGTTAAGTGTTGTTGCAGTTGCATCATAAGTTTGAAATGCAACATTTGATTGCAAGCCTGCTCCTGATGTCCAAAGGACACTATAAAACAAACGTGTGAACGCTGGTCCATTAACCGCCCAACGTGTACCCGTAGAGATATTGGTCACATCGAATTGGCAGAATATTTTGAACTTGTATGTGCGACCAGCCACTACCGAAAATGAAAGGTCTGTAACATCGGCAAAAGCAAGCACATTGCTTGATTGGTCAAGAGTTTTAAATACAAGTTGTTTGCCGCCAAGCTCCGATTTTAAAGTTGCCGCACTTATAGCAGTTGCCGTGTTATCTGCATTGATGCGCACATAACGAATAGCACTTGGATTAGGCAGTGTTGCGAGTGCATTACCCACCGTGGTAAGTCCGATGTTGTTTTGCTTGCCGTTAAACGCAGCCCAATCGGTCGTTGAAAGCAAGCCACGATTTGCAGCACTTGCAGTTGGTAGGTTGAAAGTGTGTGTTGAACCAACCGAGCTAATACCAAAGTCAACTCCTGCCGTTCCTACTGCGAAATTTTGAACTTGTGCAGTTAAGCCATTGATAGCATTAACTCCCGTGCTTAGTGTTGTTATTACTTGAGATAGATGCGAATCCTCAGTATGCAGTTTAAGTGTGCGACCCGAGGTCGTTACAAACACACGCAACGCCAATCTATCAGTTAACGCCATTGTGGTTGGCGGTACTGCAAGAGCCGTAAAATATGCATCGATGACCGTGCCTTGCGTTATGCCTTCAGGTGTTGCAACATCGGTAGCTAAAAGGGTAAATGTTGTACCATCGTACTTGTACAACTCAACATAGAATGAAGGCGTGCCACCACTCGATGACGCACTAAAATAAAGTTCAAGGTTGAAGTTTCCACCCGGCACAAGTAACACATTAGGGTCGTTTGCATCCGTGATGAACTGCGCGATTAATCCATTGCCTGCCGCATTAGTTCGTGTGAAGTCCGTGCCTGCACCAAATACAGCCGTCTTGCTCATTTGGTAGTAGGTGCTGCCACCTATTGTACCTTGATTGATTGAGCCATTGAGGTAGTAGCTAACTGATGAGCCACCACCACTCGTTGAAGGCATTGTGCGAAGTGCGCCTGTGCCATCTACATATTGATCTATAGTACCATTTGCTGAAACCGCAAGCGTGCCTGTATTGGTAACGGGTGAACCTGCCACGCTGAATGCAGGATTCGCAGGAGCAGGCATTGAAAGTGCAACGCTATTAACCGTGCCACCACCACCGCCCGAAGGTGTGGATGCTATCCATTGACCTGTTGCAGTATCAAAGGTTAAGACCTGCCCGTTTGTTGGTGTGGGCGCATTGACATCTTGTAGCCAGTCGAGTTCAATAAAACCATTTTTCCAAACACCAGCCAAATAATACAACGAATTATAATTTGCAGGAGCTGCTGCGCTTACATCTGCTAAATCGTCAATGTTAACGGGGATAAATGGTTTGTTGAGAATCTGAGCCAAACCACTAACCGCATTCCAATCACTATTGACTTGTGCCGCAGGAATGGTTGGCTTGTTTAGTATTTGATAGTCACCGCTCGATGCATTCCAATCAACAGGCGTTTGGCGCAACCTATAACCTACCGCAACAAGTGTCCAGTACGTTGTGTTGGTTGGTAGTAGTGCATCATTATTTGCAATGCATCGATACACGTTGCCGTTGTACCATACCCTATCGCCAACTACATATTGGTTGCCTGTCGCAGTTGTGTGGTTAGCGTTGTATTCAGTGCTGACAAACTCACCACCGCCACCACCGCCACCTGTTGAATCAATTTGCACTTGGCCATTGCCTAAATCCGTGATGGTTATGTTCGTGCCTTCAACTAAGTCAAGCAGCGTTTGCACCACGTTGTCAACACCATTGGTGCGTAGCGTTATGCCATACCCTGTGCCTTCACCACCTGTGCCACTTGCACCACCAACAGACCATATCGCAGGGATGTCGCATGCTGACCAATCCCACGGCACTGAAAGCTTCAAAGTAAACGCAACACCAGTAACCGTGTTCTTCTGCTCTTCCATGAATGGCTCAAAGGTGGGCGTTTCAAGAAGCTGCACATCGAAGCCAAACAACTCAAGACCATTCTTCACTTCAGCTATCAAGTCTTGCCCCAAACGTATGCAATCACTAATCACCTCGCGTTGATACTCTGCCTTATACTCCTTGTCGCGTGGTATGTCCGCGAACATGATGTGAAAGCCAAAGTTCATTGCGCCTGGCACCGGCTCAATCGTATCTGGTGTAACGTGCATGAATGGATATTGATCGTCCTGCAATTGGTCGCTCATATCAATCTGCCCGTGCGTGAACCGCCTAATCAAAAAGTGACCTGCGGCAAATGCCTCAAGTCGATTAATTAGTACGTTGTAACTATAGTTGTAACTTGTCATCTGTTCCTTTTTTTCATTTCTACTTTCTGCACATACACGTAATCTGCTAAGTATGTCAAGTGCGTGAATACTTCAAATGCGTTGCGCTCAGTTACCGCATCAAACTTCGTTATGTCCCTGTCCGCTAAACTCTCAATGATGTGAAACCATCCATAGACCTCTAAGCCGTCTGGTGTTCCGCTGTCATCTCCGCCACTATCTCCGTTATCTCCTTTGCCAAATATTCGAGGGAACTGTTGTACAGCTCGATTTCTAAACTCGAAAAAAAAAGCAGCACGTTTAGTACATGGTCTAAGGTTAGTTCTTTCACCGCATCCGCATACTTGCGCTTCGCTTCAGTCTTGTATGGCTCAATATCGTAGTAGTTGCCAAACTTCGCCTTAATGGGGCGGTATAGGATGCACATCATCTTGAGTGCTGCTTCACCATTCACCTTACCATTTTGGTACAGGTTAGTGCATGCGCTGTCCAAATCCACGTATTCACCAAAGGTCATTTCTTGCAGGTTAGGTATAAACCCTAACTCAATCGCGTTGGCACGCACCTTCCGTTCAAAGTCATTGCTGCCTAACTTAATGGCTGCTTCGAACTGCATAATGATTTCATCAATGATGCTTGCCTGCAATAGCCGTATGCTTTCGCTGCTCTTGCCCGTGATGATATGCACCTGCTCAACCTTATCGACCGCGTTTTGGTAGTCGATGTATTTGGCAAGTGATACACCTTTGGCGTTGGCTGCTATGTTTAGCTTTAACTTCATGTTGTGTGTTATTGTAGTTTTTGATTACTTTTTGTTACAGGTCCGAATGCACCTGAATAATTACGGGTGCTTTTTCATCTCCGCTGTGCGTAATGCGGGCTTGTTTTGGTTTGAAGTATTCAAGAAGCGCAGTGTAGTGCTTGATGTATTCTTCATCTTCCATGTCATTCATGATGCGCATGCACTTGGCTGCACCTTCCTGCACAAACCATTCGCCTAACTCGTTCCACATTTTTGTCTTTTCACTAACCGCTCCTTTCGGTTTTAGACCACCATGCCCAGGTAGCAGGTGGCCTTTGTCGTTGCGTTTTTTTTCCATAAGCCTCGATAAGATATTGTTATTTGCTATCTATTTTGTTCAGTTGCCTGCGAAACTCGTTTATCAAATCGCGTATGCACGATGCACACCCCGATGGCTGCTCATGCTTGCCTGTCATTTTAGTTGCCCACTTGTACAACTGCTGCAAATCATGCGCTTCAATCTTATTCGCCTTATGGATGCGGTGAATAAACTCGTTTAACTCCGCAATCTCTTCCTGCTTCCAGTCAAGTGCAAACCATTTATGTGCCGGGCATGACGCAAACCTGAACATGGTCTTGATGGGCATAATGCAACCGCACAACTTTATCTTCTCTTTGTAGTGCGTTACGCTATTCTCTTCAGGATCTACAGTGTTACCCACGATAAGTGTGCCGCATGACTGCGTTAGTGGCTTAAAAAACTTGCACTTTTTACAAATCGCCAGCCTCTCTCTTTGAATGTGCAGCGGCACGTTGAAGTTCAACATAGGTTCTAATCTTTTTTAATGCTCGGTGTATGGCTGTGCGCAAGTATGGGTATGGTATGCCTGTAGTTGCGCTCAGTTCTTTGTAATTAAAGTCGGGTTTGCTGTATAGTCGCAGCAGTATTGCATCGAACTCATGCATGCGTCCTATTGCGCTGTACAAATACTCACCATCGATAAACGCTCCTATCCATGTTTCATCCTGTTTGGTGTCTTCTGCGCCCTTTTCCGTGTGCAGCTCGTAATACTTGCGGTACTTTATCGCGTAGTCGCTGCGGTTGCTGTGCCAACTTAACCACAATGCACGATTGACATATTGCTCTACCTTGCCACGGCACACGATGTCTTGCACATCTTCTTGCGGTCTATCCATGAGCCTGGCTAATACCTCATGCAGTAAATCACTTCCTTTACATTTATCGTGGGCAAGCCTTGTAGCCTTGTCAAGCCATGCGTTGTAGTGCTTTTGTATGTTGTAAGCTACGCAGTCGATTTGTTAAAGATTGTTAAATTTTACGGGTAAATAGTTGCACCATTAAAACTTTAGTGTAGATTTGTACCCAACAAAGGTAATCAATAACCATTTAAATCAATAGCACATGTATTTCACTTTTGAACACGAAGCAAGTATCATCCCTATCACGCTCACCATTCGCGTTGAGTATGTACCCTATCACCGCCATGCAGACTACAACAATCCTGCTGAGTTTGATTTCAAGCACAAGTATGAGCTGCACTGCGGTGACCTTAATCTAACTGACTGCATCAACGCAAGCACATTCACTAAGTTGCAGGATGAAATCGAAAGCGCAGTTAATGACGCTATCACTACACATTTTTTTAATCAATAATAATTTACAACAATGACAACAGTATCTATCAAACATCGCGTGTTAACTACGATTGACACCACCGAAGTAACACTTCCCTTTTATTTCACCACAGGCAAGCTATCAAAAAGCTATTGCTGCATGACTGCTGAATTCAAGCTTATCACGATATGGGCATTGCGCAATGAAGGCATGTCATTCGATGTACGCTCTTATGATGACCTTGAAGAGGTAGCCGAAAGCATCGCCTATGACATGAATCATTACGAAGAATTCGCTATCATTGACCCTGCTGTGTTTCATCACCAGTTTAGTGCTGCCCATCGTGAATTGTTCTACTGCGTTAATCCTGAACTAAAACCAAAGGCATGAGAAATACCAATCAATTAAACGGATTGATTGCACGCACGGTGGGGAGCAAAGCTGCTCTCCTTCGTGCTATGCAACGAAGCAACACACCCATAGTCAAAAAGACACTGCACAACTGGTGCGTTGACCCCGGCAGCATCAAGCTACGACAGCTGATGAATCTCAGCCAAGTGCTTGAGTTGCCACTATGCGAAGTCATTAATTCAATAACTATAAAAAACGAAGGCGATGAGTAAACAAACAGCAGTAGAGTGGTTCTTTGATAAAATGAAAAGCCACTTTGAACACGATGGAGATTTATTTGAAACGGCTTGTATGACTTATGCTATTGCTAAGGCAAAGGAGAGGGAGCAGATAATTGATGCTTTAGATGTAGGCTATCAAATAGCAAATGAAGATGTGAAGTTCAAACATATTCAGACAACTGAACAATACTACAACGAAACATACGGAGGTGACAAATGAGTCCAAAAGAAAAAGCAGAAGAATTTATAGACAAATTTGTGCGGTACACTCCTGCCGAAGAAGAATTTGAATACCCATATGCTAAACAATGTGCTTTGATAGCAGTAGATGAGATATTAGAAAACTTTGGTCAACTTATGGAAGGCAAAGAGCATTATGCCGCATACTCAACTATTAGATTTTATCAAAAAGTAAGAAACGAAATCGAAAATTACGGAGGTGACAAATGAACATACAACATCCCACAGCAAAGCAGGTTGCATACATCAGGCGCAACATCAACAAGAAGCCATTCCATGTTATGCGAAACGAACTACGGGTAAGTGTAGGCGTCATGTACGAATGGGTAAAGAACGTATACCAACCCGATAAGCAGGTCATCGTGGACGAGGATGGGCAAGAGCTGCACAATGCCTATTTGGTTACGCTAAACGGCTTTAACTACATCGTCAACTTTAGCGTGGCGGTTGAATACCCAACTATCCAGTATTGCGGTCATCGCATTGGTTTCGATTACGAGGTAAGCAAGTTAGGCTATTGGGAATATAACCACCTGCGCAACAACATACCCACCATTAATATCAAGACCGATGCGAACTATGTGGCTAACTTTTGGGCAACCACTAAACTATGGCACGAATGAAGCATGACGAAAGCAAAATGCAGCAGCGATGTGTTGAGTGGTTTAGGTATTCCTTCCCTCGCACATTGATCGCTTCCTTTCCTAACGGAGTATTCATTGGCGGTACACCGGTGCAACGTGCCAAACGCTGGAACATCTTGAAGGCAGAAGGTGCAATGCCTGGCATGCCCGATTTGATGATATGCATGGCATCGTCTGGACATCACGCACTGTTCATTGAGATGAAGACCGAAAAGGGAAAGCTTTCGGACACGCAGAAAATCGTTCACGCACAACTTATCAATGCAGGATACTGCGTGAAAGTGTGCAGGTCATTTGAAGAATTCACGCAAACAATTAAAAAATACTTAGAGCAATGAGCATCACGAAAAACAAATACATGAGTGCGCTTCAGTATATCTGCGCACAACCAACTTTCCATTCAAAGATTACCATGCGCCTGTTCAAGGTTAGCAATAACTTCCTTACAGCAGGCAAAGAGCTTGGCTTGTTCAAGAAGGTAGGCAAAAGCGAATACAAGTGGAACTTATCGCGACCGCCTTTGATGAGTGATGTGCAGGATATCCAAGTGCGTGTTCGGTCTTATACGCAGACGCATCGACTAAAAGCAAAACCATCACCGCAGCTAAAGCTCAAACCTCTTCGCAAAGCACCTGCACCTGCGCCCATGTCCGTAAACGCAGAGCCTGAATGCGACACTACCAATAGCAAGATGCTGTTGATACTTGGCGCAGGATTGCTCATCGGGTTTATGATTGCCACAATTATTTGGAAGTAGAGATAGTTTGACTATCTTTGCAACGCTAGTTCGTATGAAAACATTTTTAAATCCCATCTTCACTGCATTGCCATAAGCCATTCGGCTACGGACTAGCCTTTGCATGTGAGGGTGGGTATTTAGTTTCATGTATTATGACTATAAGAAATTTGCGGCGTATCCATACCCAAATAGATTTAGGGATTTAAAACGTCAAAACTTTGTTCAAATAGATCGCATTAACGGTGCTATTTTTATCTCATCTTATAGAGATACTGATGGCGAAGGTGTCCATGTCTTGATGACCGATTACGAAGCAAATCAAATGCTGCTTCATCTTCAAAAATTACTTAATGAAAAATAATGGCTATTCATATTCGCGTGCATGGTTTGACTATGCATTTGAACACCCGGAGCAGGTGACTGCTTCGCATGGTATCTTGTATCTATGGCTCGTTGAGATAAATAATCGATTGGGGTGGGTTGACATCTTCCAAATTACAGCCAGTGAGTGCATGCAAGGTATGGGATGCAAAAGCTACAATACATACAAGAAGTGTTTTGACCAACTTGTTGAATGGGGCTTTGTTAAGGTGGTAAAGAAGGCAGTCAATCAACACCAATGCAACATAGTTGCTCTATCAAAATTTGACAAAGCAAGTAACAAAGCACTTGACAAAGCACTGATGAAGCACTTGACAAAGCAAAGTGAAAGCACAGTACAAAGCAATGTTGAAAGCAACTGCGACATTCATAAACAAGTAAACAATAAACCACAAACCATAAACAATAAACGTAGTGCATTCGCACCCCCAAACGAAAATGATGTTTACAATTTTATGGGTGAGTATTCAGTACAAAAGCACATGCAGTGGACTGATGAAAAAATAAACACCGAGGCCGCGAAATTTTTTAACTACTACGAAGCCAATGGATGGAAGCAAGGTCGCAATCCGATGAAGGATTGGAAAGCGTCCGCACGCAACTGGATGGTAAATAACTCTAAATTCGACAACTCAAATAACTCAAAAAACATAATTCAAGATGAAAGAGCAAAGCGCATTAGCGAACTTGAAGAGTTCCGCAAGCAATACCGAAGTGCAATTGCACGAGATTTTGGCACGGAAAACATCACCAACCCTAGCTGAAATTCGCAAGGATAAAAATCAGCAGGCAACGGTTAACATCATGGTGGCAATGATGGATATGTGCCAACAATACTTTAACCTGCAACAGCCAATGAACGCACAACAACTTGCGCTTACAGCTGAGTTAATGCTTGAAGATTACTACTACCTGAGAGTGGATGAGCTGCAGGTTTGTTTCCGCATGGCAATGAAGGGTGAGTTTGGTCCAGTGTATAACCGAATAGATGGGCAGATATTCTTTGAATGGATTCGTAAGTTCATGACCAAAAGACAAGCGATCAGTGAGCGCATTAATTTGGAAAAGCAAAGCAGCAACAACATCTACGAAATGTTCCAACACCCACAGGTGCTTGAGGCTATTCAGCAGACAGCGGACAAGTTGAAGATTGAAGAAGCACCGGCACAAGAAGTGAAGCGCATTGCACCAACTGCATTTGAGCAATTGTTGATGAAGGAATACGATGCGCTGCCGCAATGGAATAACGACATGCGATTTAGGGTTTACAAGAACACACCATACCAGTTCAACGAGTACCGCAAGGAGCGTTACATGGAAGAGATTAACAAGCAAAATGAATACTGATGACGCATACAAGTTATCTTGATAAAATCACTTATGCGGTAAAGTTCAAATGTCCTTCATGCGGTTGCAAAGAATTTGAGCGACCGATTGATGAATTGTTACAGCTAACATTTCTTGAAGGATATTTTGAGTGCGTTAATTGCGCTGAGGAATTTAGCTACTACGCTGAAGCTTTTACCTTGCAGTCTTTAACACCTACAAAACCACAACTAACTTTATTTTAATGAAAGACTACGACAAGCAGCGCGAAACCGAACTACTACGCAAGTTGTTTGTGTTAACAGCTAAACGCAGTATGCGTCCTGCAATGAGTGATAATATGGCAATGCGTCTTATCTTTGAAGAGTTACTTCTACTAACGGACAAAGATGAATACAGGCTATGACAATAGGCGAATTGTTTGATAGGTTGGCTGATTATCCTGATGAGATGGAAATCTTTATAGGCTTCATCGACATCCACAGCATCTACCTTGAGCAGTTCGAGATAATTGAAACGACCGATTTAAACGGAAATAAAACCATCGCACTGATGGTCGATGACATCGCAATAATTAACAATTAATACAATGAGTAACTACCAAATGCAAGAGGGACAGTTCACCCTATTCAAGAACAACAAGACAACTAACAACGCACCTGAATACACAGGTGAGATTATGGTGAATGGCAAGAAGATGCGACTGGCTGCATGGGTCAAAGAAGGCAAGAGCGGCAAGTTCTTTAGCGGCAAGATGTCCGAGCCTATGCAACAACGCCCACAAGAAGACGATTCACAAGGCACAGGTGATTTGCCGTTCTAAAAAGGATTAGTCAGGTGGCGAAATGGTAGCCATAAGAGAAGCAGGAGGCAGTAACGGACTAATAGCTGCTTAACAGGTTCGACTCCTGTCCTGACTACAGAAGGTGTCAACCCGAAACATTGAAAGAAAAAGTTGATGACGGCTCGGAAAGACGAGCAACATGGTCATATGGCAGAGTGGCTTAATGCTGAGCATACATAGAGTGGATGGGTGGTTTGTATGGAACCGACATTGTACCCATTTGCCCACAGGTTCGACTCCTGTTGTGACTACAAAAGATTATGATAGAATACCTGCCGAAACAAAATGAAGCACTGCGTGTGTTGGGTAATTCACACCCGGCACGTGTGGTGCTTTTCGGTGGTGCAGCAGGTGGAAGTAAGTCATTCATTGGTTGTGCATGGCAAATAAGCCGCAGGTTTAAGTATCCAGGCACGCGAGGCTTGATAGGTCGCAGTAAGTTGGATACGTTAAAGAAGACCACGCTGAAGACATTCTTTGAGGTAGCGCAGATGTTTGGACTTGCGCCAAATGAACACTACACCATTAATAATCAAACGCACGTTATCACGTTCAGTAATGGCAGCGAGATAATCCTGAAAGACTTGTTTGCTTATCCAAGTGACCCTGAATTTCACGCACTCGGTGGACTGGAGTTGACCGATGCGTATGTGGATGAAGCTGCGCAGGTATCAAAGAGGGCAATTGACATATTGCAATCACGCATCCGTTTTAAGCTACGCGAATTTGATTTAGCACCCAAGATGCTGCTCACGTGCAATCCGTCCAAAGGATGGCTTTACAATGAGTTTTACGCACCATTCAAAGCAGATAACTTAGCGCAGCACCTTGCATTCATCCCATCGCTACCAACGGACAACCCACACCTACCTGAAAGCTACATCGAAACACTTGAACGGTTGCCCGAAATAGATAGACGAAGATTGTTGTATGGAGATTGGGAATACGATGAAAGCGTGGACAACCTGTACCAATACGATGATTTGGTGCGCTGCTTCCGGGATGAAGAAGCCAAAGGTGAAAAGTACATCAGTGCCGACATCGCACGACTTGGAAAAGACCGTAGTGTCATTTGCGTATGGCATGGTTTGCAGTTGATGGAGATACACGAACTACGCAAGCAACCAATAACAACTGTTGTCGCTACCATTCGCCAGTTATGCGACAGGCACGCAATCAAATTAAGCAATGTGATCTGTGATGAAGATGGTGTAGGTGGTGGCGTGGTTGATAGCTTAAAGTGTCGCGGCTTCCTTAATGGCGGCAGAGCCAAGCAATCAGATAAGTTCACCAATCAAAAGGCTGAGTGCTATTTTAAGTTAGCAGAATTAATCGAGCAGAACAAAGTAATCTTCAAAGTGAATCAGTTCCGCGATGTCATCGTGCAAGAACTGGACATGATACGCAGAAGGCAACCCGAAGCCGATGGCAAGTTAGCCGTAATTGGCAAAGATGAGATAGCCCGCATGCACGGTAAGTCACCCGATTACGCTGATGCTATTATGATGCGCATGTACTTTGAACTATTCCCAAATTACGGTAGCTATTCGTGGGCGTAGTGTACCCTTGAGAGTATAAACGAGGGTAATTGTGTTGCATTTATACCCTTATAGGTATAGTCAAGGTGGTTACAATTTGTAACCAATTGCAATTTTAACAATTTTTAACAGGGTGAGTGTAAGTAGTTGCACTATCTTCGCCCTATCAATAACAATAAATCTTATCACATGAAAAAAGCATCTACCATTCTCCGTTACATCATTGGCGCAATTATCATCTTCGCAGTTCTAAGCTACTGCCAAGAACTGAACGACTGCCTAATGAATCACTAAGCAAACCAATCAATAATCAATAACATGAATTTTCACAAAGACAATCTTGAAGCATTGCAGAAGTTTCAGCAGATGCTCAATGCAGAACCCGACCCGCTCGGAGTTGAATCTACACCCGACAAGAAGGCGCAAACCTTAGTCATCAGCCACGTTGAA